CTTAAAGATCTGAAGCAGTATCGCCTCAATTCTTTCCTCGGACGAACCGACTCCCATTATGTCGCGAGACATAAGGATGGTACGCCGAAAGGGGCCTTCCGTGTCCTTTGGAAGCTGCCACCTAGTCGATTCATGAAGGTGTGGAACTGCTTGATGGTGTATTCGCAGTTTTCCGCTGTGAAGATTACTTCCAGGCAGTGGAAGAAGTTTATAAAGGGGGTACAAAGGCCCCCAGTGCAACCAGAGATGGAAGCACAGGCGAAAGCCTACATCCTGAAGGGTTTAACCGCTTGGAAGCGGGCCGGTGTGGTGTTTCCACCGCCACCTCCTCCGGGAGGGGTGTCCATACTGACTTACCCGACGACAGACGCTAAGAGTGTTCCATTGTTTGGCACGCTTCGTTTGCCAGAGCCCGAGGGCGTTATTGACTCTGCCTTTTCCATCTGTACAGATGGAGGGGACTTCGTCGAGCGACACTGGGACATCTTTTCGAAGGTGTTCATGGGTTTAGAACCCACGCTGGAAGAGCACTGTGCTGATATGCGCGGTGTATTAGAGGAGCTTGGCGTAGAGAGAACCCTACCCTACGCCGGGGCGGTTAGCGTTATCCAAGAGCCCGGGTACAAAGGAAGATTTGTCGCGAACCCGTATCGGTCTTTGCAGGCCGCTGCGGTGCCGCTCTTCCGATGGACAGAGCTAGTTTGCCTGAGGATAACTGGTAATTACCAGTTCGATCAGGAGCTCGGTCGAAGAAGGGCCCAAAGTCTGCTGCAGAAGAGTTCGTTTGCGCTTTCGATTGACCTTGAGGGTGCAACCGATAACTTTCCGAAGTCTCTTGTAGCCTTCACACTGCGAGAGCTTGGGGTGGATGAGCGCTGGGTGCGCTTCTACCTCGAAGTGTGTGCTCTACCCTGGTGGGTTCCAAAATCTTGGTCCCACGTATCCGGCCAAGGGGAGGTGGTATGGACGGAGGGCCAGCCTTTGGGTTGGTACCCTGTGTTTAACGCCGCTCTCTCTATAACCTTAGGTGCCTTGGTTCAGGGCGCCTGTTATCAGGTTCGAACATCTGATGACTATCGTGCCGGTGACTGTAGTGTCCAGGTCGGAGATGACCTTGTTGTCTTTGAGGAGACGGCAGGCGATCTGATCATCGGATTACTATCGGACTTAGGGGTTCCGATAAGCAGTGATAAAACACTGCGTTCAGACAGAGCATGTGAGTTCTGTAGTCGGCTAATCACTGTGGAGGGAGAATACCCTTCATATAAATGGCGTCAGCCCAGTGACGATAACTTCTTCGATATCGTACGTAGCTTCGGTCGTGAAGGCTATGTCCTCTTAACGCGACGACAGTTGGGTATCGCCAAGGTCTTAGAGACCGTTCCCGAGCCATGGGGACTCGGACTGAATCCCCATGGATTACCAATGCTCGAGAGACTGACGATCTTTATTGAGACTCTAACTGCGGTCAAAACAGAAGCTCAGCTGATTTCGGCTGGGTTGTACACTCTTAGGAGGCTTATCTCATCCTCCGTGGTGCAGATGAGCTCGTCAGATTTGCTTGCTGACGTTTCGGACCCCGACCTGGAGTTCGAAGCACTCATTGCCAAAACCTGGGGCCCCGCCGTTGACAAGCGGTTGTACGGCCAATGGTTAGGGTCACTGGCCCTGCAAGTGCAGGATATGGTGACCTTATTGAGGAAACAGGAAGCTGATTCCGGTACATACCAACAGTGGTATGTTCGGGATCAGCTCGTCAACAAGCTACGGATGTTAATCCCACCTTTCATAGTTGATGACCTTAAACCGGTCATTGACGAGTACGGGGAACTGCGAGCGTATGCAATCTGGTTCGAAAGTGTCAGATTGACAGGTGGCCTTAACCGGCTCCCGCCCAACGTTCGGATGACCTTAGTCGAGCGCGTTACTATAGCCTTTAAAAAGCTAGTTGGCGCATGGTAGAGCTGGA